GTCTTCTTTCGAGGTCAAACCGGATCTGGTCGACGAATTCGTCGAAGCGGCGCGAATACTCGGCAAATCGTGTAAACCACGACAAGTCGTGACAACGCACCTCTCCATCGTTGCCTCTGCTGGGCTGGACTCAAAATCAGCCGAGGGAGGAAAGATGGCCGAGTTCCAATCAGAATTTCTGAATTGGATGACGGAGAAGGCCCCGAGCCGAGAAGTTTACACCATCGGTGAGCAAGACCACTTCGGAAGTGGAAAACCCGGCCCGGATTTTGAGAGTTGTGAAATTCCAGCAGGACAGCCGCGTTGGCAATGGTTCTTTGCCGACGGCTTGTTTGAGCAACTCTTTGAGAAGGGGAAAATCTTGTACCAGAGCGATTTCTTCGAAGAGATCCCAATGGTAATCGGTGACGTTGCGTGGGGAAAAACCTCACAGCTCGTTGAGAACCAAAAGGTTTACGGTGAGAAATCTCCGCATATCTGCGGATTTTGGAGCGGTTCTGCAAAGCAGATCTTGTACTACTGTATCATCAAGGGATGGGACAGCAGAGTCAGATACCACCCGATCAAAGAACTCGGCGGGAAGGTACGGATGGTCACAATGAGTGACTGGAAGATGGCTGTGGTACAGCAATCTTTCGCACACATCCTCAAGGATGTCATCAGTACCCATCCTCGCATGAGTAAACTTTTCACTGGTGAGATCATGATCTGGAAGTACATGAACACGGTTTCGAAGAAACCAATGTACGACTCTTTTGAGACATATGTGTCTGATTTCTCATCAGCAACTGACGCAATCCCACGGAAATTCGCTGAGTCCGTATTACGGGCTTTTTGCGAGTCAGCGGGGCTACGTACCGATCATTTTCTTCTTCAACAGGCTTTTGCTGCGTGCTTTCAAGACAAGGACCTAATTAGGTTCCGTCCGTCCCTTGGAAAGGATGAAGAAGGAGTTAAAGCAACAAGAGGAGTCTTTATGGGGGAAGCCATGGCAAAACCCATTCTGACAATTTTGATGCATTGCATCGATCTTGTCGCCGTTCGAAGGTGGTCAAAACAGAAGGGCAAGTCAATTGACTGTGAGGACGACCTACCAAATTGGTGGGCTTTCCTTGCACCAGGAGATGACCACTTGACAACAGGACCCACTTCTTATATCAACGAGTTGATCGCGGTATCGAAAGATGCCGGCTTCATTATTAATGAAGATAAGATTTTCCGGACAAAGAAAGGTTTCGTGAAAATCACGGAACAGTGGGTCTGGGCCCTGACCTTACGGTCGAATCAGTCTACAGAGA